TTGTATCAACATATCTGTCTGATGAACTTGCGGCATCTGATCCCCAACCTGATCTGTTGTCGCTTTCTATGTGTCTCAATAATGCCCAACTTCTGTGGATAACCGAGTATTTTATTGCTGGGCCTGTGCCGTCTGCTCTTGTGAATGTTGTCGCCCCTGTGGCACTGGTGCTTTTGTCAAATCTACCTGCGTAAGTTGCTTCTGTGATTGTGATATCTCTATCTAAAACTGATTGTGGCATAACCTGTTGCACACGTTCGTCAGCGGCAACCGTTTGTGCTTCTTCCATTGTGAGCATATAGCCTGTGGTTCTTGAAGTTGGTCGTCTGTCCTCACAAGCAACACTCCTATCTGGAATGTGCAGAGCACCACCTGGTGTTTCCATATCATCGTAAAAAGCGTCAATGTCTTCACCTTTTTTCAGTGTGACTTGGAATAACTCCATCTTACGCCTCCAGTTGTAGTATGTTTAGATCTACTTGCACGGTGCTGGTGCCACCGCTTTTGTTTGTGACCCTACACGGTATTGTAGTTGTTGGTGAACTTTCTAAGTTGAATCCATAAGCACCTGGACTAATAATAACTGTGTCAGCACCTGTGGTGATAACTTCTGCTATTAGTCCTGCGTCTGAAGTAGGATCAACACCTTCTGCTCTTGAGGCATCTGCTGTTCTTGTTGCGGCACTAACATATAATCTCACTCTTGCGGCTCTGTCTGTTGTTATAGTTAATAGTGCGTATGATTTGAATCCTGTGATGTCCAAGTCTGCTTCAGCGGCATCTGCCAAACTTGATGTTGTGCCTGTGGCTGTGCTTCTTGTTTGTGCGCCACCACCGCTTTGTGCAACCCAATCATAGTCTGAACCAGTCCAACTCAATACTTCATTGCTACCTGCTGAACCTGTGTTTAGATGTGTATCAACGTCTGAATCTGTATAAGCACTTGGTATTGTAGGTTGGTTTGATAAACTATTATAGTCACCATCAAATGCATCTGTAATACCATAACCTGCTATTGTGGTTGGTGTACCTGTAAGTGAACCAAATGCACCATCAAATGCATCTGTAATACCATAACCTGCTATTGTGGTTGGTGTACCTGTAAGTGAACCAAATGCACCATCAAATGTACTAATAGTGTCTGTGCCTCCTATCGTACTATTTGCTGGTAATGTTACTGTTGCTCCGGATGCTGTTATTGTAGCGCCACCTAAGTTAATACTTGTGCCTGACAAATATAAATCTCTAAATTTAAGTGCATTACTTCCTAGGTCATATGCTTCATTTGCGTCTGGCACTAAACTTGCTGTAACAGTTCCTGCAACACTTGTTAAGTATGAACTTAGATCTGGCGGAGTATATGTAAACGCACCAGTTAGATTGTTGTAGGACAAATTAGCTGACCCTGCACTAGCTACTGTAACACTTAATCCTGTTAGGGCAACACCATCAGTAATCCCATAACCTGCTAATGTAGTTGGTGTTGATGTTAGATCTGAAAATGCACCTCCAAAATAGTTCGGTGCTGTCCATCCATAGCCTATTGCTGTTTTTGTAACAACATCTCCTGTGTTACCACCTGCTAATAGATCTCCAATATCGTTTGGAATTATACTAGTTGTATCTGTTAAATCACTTACGTCTGCTGGAATAATATTCGTTGTATCTGTTAAATCACTTACATCTGCTGGAATTAAACTTCCGTTATCTGTAAGGTCTCCTATGTCTGTTGCAGTTGCATTTTTCCATACACCGCCTACATACATTTCTAAATTATTTGAATCAGTGTTAAAAATTAATGAACCGTCTGACAGGCCAGCTAAACCGTCTCTCGCGACTGTGTCATAGTCTGGTGGAACAATTTTTGCAAATTCGTTTACAGTTAGTGTTCCATTTACAAAAAGTTGTGAACTGCTGTGTCCTATTTGGACATCACCACTTGCTACATCATATCCTATTTGTATGTCTTGTCCTGCTGTTTTTAGTTGTATTGAACTATCGCTGTATATCACTGTACCATTGTTAGATACTTGAACATAATCTTGTGCAGATACGTGTTGCATTGTCACTGTGGTTCCAGCTTCAATTACAACATTGTCTGCTGTTGCTTCTATTTCAATATCTCCTGTAGGTCTTGTCCAAGTAGAACTTTCAATAGGACCAACAACTTTACTGTTGTTACCATCAACAAGCATTGTACTGTCAGTACCGCTTACAGTACCTATAATATCACTTGTGATAGTTCCGCCACCAAAGTTTACACTGTTAAGCTGTTTTACATCACTGTAAACTTCATCAAAGTTTTCGTTTATTTTCCTAAACGCTGTGCGTAATGGATCGCCATCACCTTTGTTAGCACTAGTTCCTATGTTTACTACTTGTTTAGTCATTACACTTTCCCCACAACTATTTCAATTGTTCCTTTGCCATCACCTTCTTTAGCTTCAAGTGCTTTACCAATAACACTTCCTATATCAGGTTTGTTATTAACTATTGCATGTCCTTCAATAGCACTTGCCACTAGCATATCACCAGGTTTAACATTTCCAATTACTTTACATTTTACTCGTCCTGTAAGTGCAACAGGTGTAACGTAATCACCTTGTAATTCACTGTTCATCAAGTAAGCAGGATTTTCTGAAACAACTCCAAACACTCTTGTATCACCTTTAGTTCTACTTGAAGTAACTTCTTTTGTTCCTCCTAGTACAACAACAGTTCCTATTTCATATTCAGCATCTGCTAGATAGTTTTCTGCCAAGTCAGCATAACGAGCTTTAGTTGCAGTACCATCAAATACACTTGCATATACTGTGTTATATCTTAAAGGTGTGCCGCCGCCCTGTCCAATGTTGTATACATTATCAACATCAGGAACAACTCCTACGTTACTAAATTTAAATGGCGCTTTAGTTGCGGCCGCATCTGCAACCAATAAACTAATTTCACCTGCATTTGTTTTACCAGTACCAGCACCTATTGATATACCTGTTGAACCTGTGCCTTTTTCGTTTGCCGCTTCAATAAATTGTGTGTAAATCCAATCTGAACTTAAACGTCCTGCATTGTTAAAAGTTGAATTTGTTTGTAGTGTACTTTGTGTATTTGCACCACTATTATCAATATCAATACTTGCCGCAAATTCAGCTGTAATTGCACTAGTACCAGTTGCTTCAAAAATTTGAGCACCACCTGGTGTAAGCATTTCAATTGTTGTTGCCGCGCCTGACTTAGGTTGTAAAATAGTATAAGAATCATTAGCACCAACTATTAAACCAGTTGTTCTAATTTTTCCATCGCTTTTTGTCATTACTAAACTATCACTACCGCCAGTTGTAGTAATTGGAACTTCTGTTGGAGTAGCACTTGCACCACTTATATTACCTAGTGCAGTAAGGTTAGCAATCTCTTGTATGTCAGCTAAGTCGACTGCACCACCTTTAAGTGTAACCCAGCCGTCAGTTACATCAAAGTCGTCACTATCAAAACTTGCAAGTCCTAGATCTGCTTGAGCAATACTAACTGCATCTGCTCTAGTAGTTGCCGCGTTCATTGCAAGTTTACTTTGTAGTATTCCTGCATCACTCTTAACATCCGCATTTACTATAGTGTCGTCTTTAATCATATATCCTACACTATAGTGATCGCTTTGCGTAGAAGTTATAAACTCAATTTGACTTGTTCCATCATCTCTACCGTTGGCATGTTCTAGCAACGGAGCAACATCTGCTTGATCACAAATTGGAACAGTTGTATTACCTGTGGCACCAGATACAGTTACACTTGTAATAGCACCATTTCCGTCAACTGTTGCAATAGTAATAGTTGCATCGTTTGCAGGAGTAGCACCACCTAATAAAGTTCCTGGTACAGTAAATGTTTCAGTGGCATCATAACCAGTACCTGCATTTGTTATGAGTTCAACATCGTATGCTAAACCTTTACTAACCCAGAATGCCGCGTCAATACCGTTACCACCTACTTCAGCGTTATAAGTTATACCTGGCGATGACAATGCTCTAATAAGAGTTTTTTGTGTTACTGCACCGCTTCCACTAAAAGCACTACCGCCAAATATTTCATTATAGGTTACTCTAATTGCATTACCTACAACAGCGTCTACAATAGTTTCAACTCTTTGAACCCAACCCTTAGCACTTCCTGCTTCAATAATACTACCTTGGAAGGTTGTATCAAACGGTCCATCTTGTATAGTAGAAGAATCTAAAAGTAAAATTTTGTTTCCTGTATAGTGTAAAAGTTGTCCACTGTAATAATCTCTATCAGGTATTGCACTATCTGAAGCAGGTTTTCTAACCATTACATCGCGTAATAAGTCTAAACTGTTTGAACTAGATGCTACTTGATCAACATAGTTTTTGTTTGCCGCATCTGATCCTTGATCTGGAGCACTTACGTTAACAATTCTATTACTACCTAGGTTTAAATTTCCTACCATTGCGGCATGTCCATCTCTAGCAATAGCACCACCACCAATAATATTACCAATAGCAACACCGTTGTGATCCCAACCTAAACGTCTGTTTACATAACCACGTACAGCGTTTTGTGTAGGGACAATGTCTGAAGCATTTTGAGTCATACCATCGTCTGTACTAAATTCAGCAACGACAACACCTCGTTTAAATCCAATACCATCTAAGTTAGATAGCGCAATACTACCTGCAAAAGTAACTGTACCAGTACCTTGGTCAACTGTAAAGAATCTACCTACACGGAAGAAACCATCTTGGTCAGTTGACACGTAGAACACACGTCCCTTACTACGTTCTTGAACTTCGTAGGATTGGTTGTTCTGTCTACCTTGTCCTAATAGTACTGTTGGATAGTTTGTTTGGTTATAAGATCCTGTACCAATATCTAAGAAGTCGTGTCCTGTAGCTCTTGTCAAAGAAATTTGAATTGTAATATCACCAGGCGCATCTTTAAGTAAGCCAACACGTATAGTCAATGCTTGTGTACCAGATAAGTTCACAGGACTATGTAAGCCTCTTGCGTTTCCTGTTTTGTTTAGATCAATATAACCACTTGGAGTATATGGATCCATCACGTCAAAGAATTTTAGGATTGCGTAGCCTGATCTTGGTATATAGTCTGTAACCATATGGGTCTTACCGTTCCATGTAAAGCCCATTCCGCCTCTACGCAAACGTGCAACGTCTTGAACATCTGTAATAGGTTCAATAGCAATACCAACATCGCCTTTTGTATCACCTAGTGTTGTACCGCCAAACCCTGGTTCAACAACAACATTTGTATATGTTTCATCTACAATACATCTTACATAATCAAATGTAGAATCAAGACCCATTAAAATTTGATTATCAGTAGGTAAATCTTCTCCAGTTGATTCTGTTGTTGTAAATGTTGTTGTTCTATAGGTATAGCCGTCTTTTTCATCAAACTCAAATGCTGTACTTGGACGTATTGTTAATCTATTTGTATCAAGGACATTGTCCATTACAAAAACTTGGTTTTGTCTGTAGTCAATTAAATGACCTTCTTCTAGTTGTTCTACAAGTCCGTCATTACTATATCCTGCTGTAGCAGTACTAAAGTTAACTTTGTAAACTTGTCCATCAAAGATCGGTGTGTCTGCTGTAGGCACTATAGTACCTGTAGTTGTTACAGTTTTTATTTGACCATTTGTGTCTACAGTGTCTACTGTGATAGTTGCATCATTAGTACCACTAGCACCATCTAGATTAATACCATCTACAACAAATGTATCACCAACTGTATAGTTAATACCACCATTTCTAATGATTGCTACATAGTCGCCTGTTCCTGTACTATCTTTGTTTGAAAGTATTTTTTGAATGTCAAATTCTGCATTAGTACCTGTTGCTGTTGGTGTAAATGGTACATCAATATGTCCGTCCACTCTAAAATCTTTTACTAGGTTGATACTAGAAGCTTCATATCTAGCAATAGTACCATTTGTGTGCAGGATATTAAGTTCACCTCTGTTCTGTGGTTTTGATTCAAAATCAAATACATAGATGTTAATTTGTTCTGCATCTGCTCGTAAACTTGGGTTACTTACATCAACTGGTTGTCCTAGGTTAGTACTTCCGTTTAATATTACATCAGCATTTATATCAAACAATCCACCTGACACATCTTTAAGATATAATTTTTTACCTGCTGTTTCAAAAACTACTGTACCTGTTGCAGATCCTTGTGTTACTTGGTGTCCTTTTTCCGCAATAGCAGGAACGCTTCCAATTGCTGTACTAAATTCTAATATTGTTTCGGCTAAAGCAATCTTAGCTGGTTTAACCATATTATCACGTAGTGTTACAGCATCTGGAATTTCATTTGGATCTGAACCGTTTGCAACTAGACCGTATTCACCATATGCGTTAGAACCATTAAGTGATCTAATTTCACCACCATTGTTAGCGTAGTATGCTGTCCAACAATAGTAGGTAAACTGTGACACCATTTCTGATAAGCCACCGTTGTTAACAATCAATCCGTATCCTAAGTCGTTAACTTGTGTAAAGTCGTTACCTAGCATTGATCTTGCACCAGCTGTCTGTACAGTGATTTCAACTCTGTTTATCGCACTGACTGTATCTAAATCAACAGAACCATATACAGTGCCTGTAAAGCCTTGTCCTACACCGAGTGAATCTTTGTTAGAACTTTGATCAAGAATTAATTCAGCTGTACCAGTTACCTGGTCCCAATTTCTCACCGCATTGACTTGGAAACGTCTACCTTCCATATAGAATGGAGCAGGTACTTGAGGCTTTCTAACATACAAACCTTGTCCTGCTTGTGACTCAACTTGTAGTGTAAAATTATCTGTCTTACCTACAACGTCCATTGGAACGTTACCAGTAAACGCATCAACAAGCATACCACCTCTAAATGCTTGTCTGTTTAGAGATTGTGAAAAACTTGAACCTGTTTGACAATAAGGAGATTTAGTTAATACTTGTCCATCTGGATCAAGTACCATCATAAATCCGCCATGTCCTGTAACACTCAAGTTTCTAACAATAGTACCATCATTACAAAGGAAAACGTCAATACCGTCTTTGTTATTTTTTGGAGGATTATAACCTGCATTGAAAGCAAAGGTTACACAATCAACTAGGTTATTAACCTCTGTAAGTGATTGTGTTTCAGAAGTTAACCTAGTATCAATTATTTGATCAACACCTGATTGTAAACTAGTGTAGGCAGTATTTTGTAGCACTGTGTTAGCAATAGTTTTAATTTGATTAATTGCCGCTACTGTTTCATCTTCTTGTCCTGCAACAGCACCTGCATAATAAAAACCCTGATTCTTTAAACTTGCTCTGCGTCCGCCATAATCTAGATCTTCTGCAATACCTTCTACGATAAGTTTTGTATCTCTCAAACATTTAGTTTGATCGTATACAAACCCAGAAGTAAATGGTGCAATATTACCAGCAACTTGAGCATTTATCCAAGCAATAATTTCTGCACCAATATAGTCTACATTATACGTTAAAAGTTTTGATGCTTGTTTATATCCACCTGCGTTGGTTGCACCAAAGTTACCTACGTTAACATCTTGTGCTGGATTAACTAGATAGTGTCTACCAAACCAACCTACTGGGTTACCTGTTAGCGGATCAACATATCTTGTACCACCTGTTGGTAAGTTAGGATCAGCTACTCCAGTGACACTGTTTGAATCACCTCTTAGGCCATCGAATTCTTCATCTCTATAAAAATATGTATTAGCCCAAGGAGATTGTGATACTCTGTTTGCTGGTCTTATAATCACACGTCTAAATTCATCACCTTTGATAGATACGTTAGCAGGAAGTTTAATCGGAAAGTCTTCAAAATAAGTTCCTGATTCAACTCGCAAACTAATTTGGTTAAATTTAATAGTATTTGCATATTCAAGACCTTCACCTACTTTAAATTCTGTAGGTTCTAAAAGTTGAAGTTCAATAATATCTGTATTTGCTGGATTAGTAGGATTTAGATCTTCACTTAGATACTCAATTACTCTACCAATTGCCCCTGATTCTTTACCTCTTACAACCTTACCTGGTAACAAGTCTGTGTTGTCTGGATCACCTTGGTCAATATATCCATTAATTGAACCGTTAGGTACAGTGAGTTTGTAGGTGCTACCATCAATAATATCAGGAGCTGAAAATGCACTTCCGTCAGTGATTAGATCAGTAATTATATCATACTTGCTACCAATTTGTGATCTAGAAGTTGCGTCAACAGTCAAACTAATATTAATATATTGTGTATAAAGAGTTTGATAACTTGTTGAAGGTGCAGTATTTTGTAATATTAAATCTGTTAATTGTTTTGCAAAAGTAATTGCCGCAAGTGTTTCAGTTGCTTGTGTAGTAGCGGCCGCTACAGCACTAGCATTTGCATAATATCTGATACCAGCTCTACGTGATAAAAAGTTTGCGTTGTTACCTGATAGAACATCAAGTTTAACAGCATCAATAATTAGTCCTACATCTCGTTTACATATTTCTTGATTATAAACAAAGTTAGGAAATGTAGTGTTAACATATTCAATAGTTTCTTCTTGAATGAATTTTTTGTTGTTGTCAATTAACTGTCTTAGATTTCCTCTACCTGCAGGTATTGTTTTTACATCAGCAGTTGTAACAGTAACAGGCACTGTAAATCCTGTGTGCGTAATTGTTTGTGCATAGTTACCTAATTCAAATTTGGATGCTAATTGTAATTCTTCAGCTTTTCTTGCCGCGGCACCTATACTTGCAAAAGCGTAACTTGGAGATCTACCAGCTTTACCTGGAGAAGTAGTTGCTCTTCTATCATCTCCTGATGTTGAAACATACAAGTTACTAACAGATGTAGATTCAGCTTGATCGACATATAATTTTGTTGCTACCTGTAAATCGTCTGCAGATAATGCAGGAGTACCTGCTAGTGCGCCTGGATGATCATGTGCATACAAAGGCCCAGTCATCCTGTCACCTTGTCTACGAACTACAGCTTTTCTTGGAAGTGCTTCGCTAGTTAGATAGAAACCTTCCATGTTGATATCATACTGTTGGTCTGTAATAAAGTGCGTACCTGCCGCAACTGAACCTGTTATTGCAATAGGATTTGCATTAGCAATAGCATCTGCCGAATTGGCGTGCATACTCAACGTATTATTGTCTACTACTCTAATGTAGTAGATATTGTCTGCAACAAGACCAGTTAAAGCAGTTCCTGTTGTTGTGTATTTGTAAGCAACACCGTTACTTGCTCTATCAAGTCCATGACTGGAAATCTGTATATTTTGTGTGCTTGTTACACCTGTAAGTTCTAACGTATATTCAGAAGCATCTGCTGGTTCGTCTCTAACACCGCCCATTTTTCCAGGTTGCATTGCTTTTGCATAACGTTGGTCATTATATTCTTTATCTGGAACTAAATCATGTATAGTGTAATTTCCACCATACTTTGTTGTAAATTCTGATGCCGCAGTATCTGTAATAGCGACATTACCAATTGAGTAACCATCTGCGTTAAGGTGTCCTGCTAGTTGTGGGTCTGGGTCACCTTGTATTTTTGTTCTACCTGCTTGAACTAAAAGTTTTCCACCTAGTGTAACATTAAAAACTATTGTGTCGTCTAGTGCGTTACCAGTAAGAGCTCCATCTGAAACTAATTCTAAAAATTCAATACCATCTTCTGCACTTTTTACTGCTAAAATTTTATTAGCATTTCCAGTGTAGTCTCCAGGTACATCACTTAGTGTAGTGAAAGTAATCTGACCTCCAATACCAAATACAGCATAAACCTCTCTAAAGTTTTCGTTTACTTTACGAAAGGATTCGCGTATACTATCACCGGTACCGTCGTTACCTTCAACACCAATATCAATTATTTCTCTTGCCATTTCTTACTCCAATTAAGCAGGTATTTGTAATTTGTCCATATCAAAATTCACACTAACTCCACAACCGCATGAACTTTTTGCATTAGGGTTAATAATATCAAACATACTGCCAAACACTTCTTCTTTATAATCTAAAGTTGTTCCTATTAAGAACATTATGCTATGTGAACCTATAACTAGTCTACCTTCACCAGTTTCTATAATCTCGTCATCAAACTCTTTGCTATCAGTAAAACCCCATTCATATTCAAAACCTGCACATCCTCCACCTTTTAAATTAAGGCTAACAGCCCATACGTCTTTTTCTTTGCATAATTTGTTGATTTTATCTTTAGCAGATTGTGTAAGTGTCATAACAGCCATATTTTCACCCTTTGTCTAATATATTTATCGTTACTTTTTATAAACTTAATGTAAATATACTTATGTTCTTAGAAATTTATAAGGTTAAAGCCCGGTATACACGCAAAAGTAAAACAGGAATTGAGCATGAATATTTTAGGGTGAAACAGTTTGTAAAGCTGGTATGTGATTGCTGTCAAGGTCAATTTACTAGGCCCAAAGGCAATATGGATCCTAAACGCCTAAATAACAATTATTTTCATGTTTGTGATAGATGTGATAGTAAAAGATTTGCACAAAAGAAAGGTGTAGAGCAAAAACAAAAGTGGAACTACTCAGCAAGCAGTTCCACTCCAATTAATAAATTATAATTTTAGTCTTCTTTTTTCCATATAGTCCAAGCGCCATAAGCAATCGCGAGTCCTGCCGCAATTTTAGCTAAAGGTGCTAAGAACAATACCATAAGCCCTAAAACGATCAAAGCCGCTCCATCCCAAGATGTACGTTCTTTAACACGACTGTCAATCCATTTTTTAATCATAATATTCTCCTATAAAATTCCGTTATGCTTTATTTCATTTAACGGTAGTACATTACCCATCTCATCAGTAATGATCTCTCCATTTATGGAACCTGCCATAACTTTCCGACCAGCGGAATTAACATAAAGAGTTGGTTTTATCTCGTTACCGTCAATCATTCTCTTTACGTTATGAGGCTTAGGTCTTCCTGTTGAAGCCTTGTATCCTGCCATAAATCTCCTTGTTGTTTATATTTATTGTAATGATCCAGCAATTTAATACTTGCCAAATTCTTTGCCTTACTTTCTACCATAATATCTGCATAATCTAAAAAGGATAAAGCCCAATCATTAACAGCATCATTCCACATAAAGTCTGAATGTGCTCTAAGTTTTGCTTTTTTGTATCCTGACTCTAGTAATGTAGTCATATCAGGTTTTTTATCTTTAGGAAAATTTACTAGTACATCTTCACGTGAAACAGAGTAGTGTATAACAGGACGTACACCACGCCAACTTTCTATTACACGAGAATATCTATCGTCGGTTGGTAAAATATATTCGCCTTCACGGCACCAGTGATGGTGTATGTCAAGAACGAGTGCGACGTGGTCGGCAAGTTCGAGGCTGTGTTCAAGTCCCCACTTGTTTTCGTCGTTTTCGATTGTGATCGTGTTTCTCGCTTCTGGCGATAATCGTGGTAAGGTTTCAAGGATGCCCTGTGGACCCTTTCTACCAGAAATGTGGACGTTGTTTTTAAAGTCTTGGAACTGTTTACCGTATCCCATCCACCGTATGACATCGGTGTGATATTCAAATTCTTCTATGCTCCTCTCTACTATTTCTTCACTATCTGAAGCAAGGACTGTAAATTGGCCTGGGTGCATTGAGAGTCTAACATCCAAGCGTCTGGCTGTTTCGCCGACTGGCGCAAATTCTTTTTCGCAGTACGCAACCACATCTGGCAAGCGCCAAAAATAAGACCAAGTAGGCTCGGTATAAACAGGAAGTACATCGCTACCCAGTCTGACCATTCTAAGCTCAGGGGGAAGATTTCCAACATATTCAATCAACCTTTTGTATGACGCAATATTGTGGACCATAATATCCCACAAGCGTTCTTCAGCAACTTCACGTGTTTGTCTGTTAAGCCACTGCACTGTTGTACTACGAGTATTTAGCGGTCGTTGTATTTCTTCAAGTAACTTTTTTTTCTGTGTTTGATCATAGTGCATGAACTTACATGCAAAACCAATACGTTTTTGTTGTGCTTTCAAAAAATCACCTGCTGTTGTAAATTTTAAATCCATTACTTATAATTGCCATTTCTATCATAATGCTTACTGTTATATAATGCATAATCAATACTTATTATATAACCATTTCCTTGTAAAGTCAAGAGCTTATACCAATAAAAAAAGTCTTTTAATCTATCCATATCTTGTGTTAAAACTTACAGTCACTCTATTTTCTGTTGTATTTTCGTCTGTAAAGTGTTCCAACCAACTAGGAAAAAGTATAAGTTCTCCTTGTTTACATTCTATGCTTTGATTAGCCATATTATATTCATTTTCTGTAACTAAAAATTCATTCATTCTATAAGGTGTAATTGGAGACCTAAATAACAGGCTACAACTTCCTTCGTCTGCTATTGGATAAAACGCACCACTTACAACACTTAGTTCATGTCTATGAGGTTTTACTGCACCTCCTACGCCAACTTTATTCATCCAACTGTTAGTAATGTGAACTTGTTTCAATCCATAGTGTTTAGTGTATTCATCAATACAACCTTGTAATGTATCTTTGAACTCTCTAAGCAACATATGATTTAACCAAACGTTGTCAGTTCTTTCATCATAAGAACTTTCACTGTTCCGCATAATAAGGTGACTTCCTGTTTTGGTTTTTTCAACTACATCTAATACCCTATTGTAATGAGGATGATCTGATAAATCAAAAGTCATTATAAGAGTTGGAAAGACAGCATGTTTCTTTTGCTCGATAAACATTACAGTGTCCTATACTTTGGGTAATCAGTATTAAACCCAATTGTAATTCTATCATCACATTCAATTGGAGGAACAAAGTGTTCTAACCAACTTGGATATAAAAGCAAATCACCTTGTTCAACTGTTTCTAAATGAGCATAACTGTAGCTTTCGTTTCGTGCATTAACTTTTTCATACATTCTATATGGAATAGTAGGATTACTAAATGCAAGTCCGTGACTTCCTTTGGGTGCTTTCACAAATAATGTTCCGCTTATTACACTTCCTTCGTGTCTATGTCTTTGTACTCTACTACCTTTGTTCATAATATTAAACCAGCTGTCATTTAATTCTAAAGGTTCAATACTGTTATAATAGCAATAGTTTTGAACACACGCATGGATCAAACTTTGTAGTTCTTCAAATTGACCTAACAAGAAAACACGTTCTCTCCAATTTTCTCTATATACACTAGTCACATCACCTTCGTGAATTTCTAGCTCACTACTTCCTTCAAAATCTTTTAGATTTTGAATAAGAGTATCCCAATGTTGGTATTCATCTTTACATTGGAACTTCATTATATTAATAGGAAATAATTCTATTAATTTTTTCTTTATTCCTGGCGTACTCATTTCCAATTCTCCTTACACCAATTGTCTACACAGTTATGTGGATTAGGTTCGCCATGAAATACTGCAATGTTTGTGTTAGGAAGTATGTCAGGTTCTCCTGGTGTAACAAAGTTTCTTACACCGTCAATTCTATTCATAGGTGCTTTTTTACGCATTTCCCATTTATAACTTTGTATCCAATCTTCTGGCCAAAATACGAAATCCTTTTTAACCATATGATATAACCAATCTTGATCTCCGTGGAATTTTTTTGTATATTGTTCTGGTGCTTTCATAAATTCTTTGTATACATAAGGCATGCTACCTATCTGCAATCTAAACACACTACTATTCATTTTATTCCAACCAGGCGCATTAATTCGATTGAAATCTCTAATTACACAAAATTTACCTGGATGATATGTAAAAAGATTATCTATGTTTCTAAATACAATTACATCTAGATCTAGATATAATAGTGTTCCTTCAAACGGAATATCAGGATTGAAAAATCCTGGTTTGTACCACCAACCAGACACATTAGGAAATTTCATTAATGGATGTACAATAATATCAGGATGTAAATTTGCGCCGTTTTCAGTAAAGCATACAAATTTAAAAGGTAGTGTTAGATTTCTTTTTACCATACTATAAAGAGTGTTAACGTAATCTGAACTATACTTGTTTCCATGTTTTAAACATGCAACGTATCTATTGCAATCTGGTTCAAACCCAACTGCCCATCTATCTTCGTCTTTGATAGGAACAGCTGGACTAACAGGTTGAGGTGTTTGTACTTGTACTGGTTGTTCTGTAGGTTTTTCAACCTTAGTAGTATTAACTGGTTCTTTAACTCCGGTTGCTTTTTCTCTTGCTTTACGTATTTTACGTTGTTGTTTAGTTTCACCAGGATAATACTTTTTAACCATTTATACATTAAGCCTCATAAATTGCACTATTAGCACCATGCTCTGCACATTCTACTTTTACGCAATAACAACGATTGTTTGTTGCTTCACGTATAAGTTTGTCTGCAAAATTAAATGCATGTTCTGCAAATTTTTCTGCACCCACACCATCGAATTCTCTTACTTCGCACAAGTCTTTATCTTGCAAATCATAAAAGTCTTGTTTGTGTGGATCATTTATGTCTACACAAGTTTTGTGATCGAAACTATCTTCAAGCCATGCTTTCAAAGGTTTTAGTCCACCAAAGTCTACTGCCCAATTTTTGTTGTCTAAATGATCACAACCGAATGTAAATGTAAACGCTAGACTGTAACCGTGTAGCAGATGGCAGTGTGAATGATCTGCATTAGGTTGACGGAACACTGCTGATAAACCAATATTGTGTCCGTAATGTTTTGTACTATAATGTTTTGCCATAATTATCTCCTATAAGTATGGCGGCAGAATTAGAAGGGATGACGCCAAGTCCTATTGTTTTATATTACACGATATTACTTATAAAGTCAAGTGAAACATTTGGTTTAATCCAGGCTTCTGGTAAATTCCAGTCCGTTTCTTGGTAAATTTTGAATTTTTTTGTTGGATAGATTTCAAAAAGTTTACCTATTTGGTATATCCAATATCGAGGATCGATTGCATGATGATCACTAGAATTGTAATTTTTTGAATCTTTATAGATGTTGTTTACATTTTTATTTTTACTGTAAAGATCAAATCCTATTAGATTTATTGTATCACTTAAATTACAAGCTACAAGAACTGCATATGGTCCGCTACCCCAATGAAAAGGTTCGTCTGGCCTTTGCGTTCCTTTATAGGGTAAGTCAGGAACTGTGTTAGTATTTGGATATGCTTTGAATTCGTCAAACCAATCTTTTCTAGTATACAGTTTAGCTTGGTATTTGTTTGTAATAGCTTCACGCATCATTTTTCTATCTACACATACCAAATGGTCAACACTAAAATCACGTAGGATAGCATTACATCCTACTTTAGTATCTTCTATTGAATCTATATTGATATTACTACGGCTTTCACCGTTTCCAATTACTAGCATAAATTTATTTATTAGGTTTTATATCGCCGACTTCTTTACTAATAAATTTAAATTCTTCTCTTACTTCACCTAAATTTTTGCTTGCTCTATGTAATGTGTTTACTAAATGTCTTATAGTGTATATAGTCCAAAACCACCAAATTACTGCTGTGGTAGCAAACATTGCTAGTCCTGTCCAGAATGCTTGTTTATAATCAATAATTTTAAAACACATCAATCCAACAGCAAACACTACAAATACGATTGGTACGAATCGTGCTAACCTATCCCAACGTTCTACTTGCTTTTCTATTTTTAAAGTTTTTGCCTCTTCTTCTGTCATCTTTATTGCCTCCTTGACTCAAATTTTGAGCAAAGATATTTAATCCTTTTTTGTGGGTAATTCTATGATGCTATTAAGCCGAAAGGTTTCCATAATCCAGGAGTACCCTCACGTATGCATATCCAACCTACATAGCCTGTAGGAGTTGGATTACTATTCCAAACTATATCTCCAGTGTTGTAAATGCCATTGTCAGGAATAGCTGTTCCTGACTGCATTTTTTTACCTTCAATTTTAATTGGACCCGAAGTTGATATACTTACATCTGAATCTAAATTAGTTGTACCTACTCCTAATTTTCCATGTATGTTTACAACTGCATTGCCTGCGCCCTGTGTTCCTACTACGATATTACCATTAGCTTTAACTACTAATCTTGTTGTATCATCTGTAATAATATGTAAATCGCTATTGGTCCAATTTCCTAATCTTATACCTGCATCAGACTCACTGTCTATAATAAATTCAGCATCTAAATTTGCAACACTTATTGTACCGTTAGGCGCTTCTGTGCCTAGTCCTAATCTATTTGCACTAGCTTCCCAAAACAAAAAATCATCAAACTGAACATTTCCGTTTACTTCTAGTCTTTCTAATATGCCTAAGCTAGAAAGATTACTATTTGTAACACTTGCTCCTAGTCCGTTTTCAGATAGGACTGGAACTCCGCCAATTGAAAATTCTCTACCTCTTTGTAGATCTAAATTCTCTGTACTAAAAAGTCTATGTGGATTTTCATGGTAAACAAATTGCCTTGTGTAATCTGCACTTCTCCATTGCAATCCTTTTCCTGCTACAGAATCTCCTACAAATTCTAAACTTTCTGCTCTTTCTGCTCTTATGTCCGCAGTAAGTTCGTTCACGTGCAGTTTGTTTGCTGTTAGATCTCCATCTACTGTAAGATTACCTGCTACTGTAGTATCACCTACTAAAGTTTCAGTATCAATTGCATCTACAGTAATACCGTCATCGTTTAAAAGCAACACCATTGTAGTTGCTTGATCGCTGATACCTGTACTAGAAAAATTTGTAATTAAACCACCATGGATTTTATTTCCACTAATACTACGGTCATTTATAATTGGTGCTGGCGCTGGTGCAGATGTTAAATCTACAATAGCTTTTCCAAGCGAATCTAATGATTTGTTAAGATCTTCTGTGCTCATGTAAGTATTTATCAGTTTACTTTAAGAAGCACTGTGTCTGGATTACAACGTCCGTTAAGTTTAGTATCTGTAGTTTTTATGTCATCTAAAAACTTACGTAATTTTACTTTACCAGCATCTTTAAACTGTTGCAACTGTTCTGCTGGTTTACGCAGTGTTTTTTGAATACTTAATTTTTCATCAAAACCTTGAATTGTAGTGCCTTTTACAGTCAATCCTGTACCGTCTCTTTGTTGTCCTAATGGATCTATATTACTAGCAACATACTTTCCAATTTTTCTTGTTTTAACATTGAATACCCATAGCTCATTTGCCTTAATAATATTTTCAGGTGGAATACTTGTAATTTGGAATTTGTTATCAACCTTCAAATACTTCAATTTTTCTACAAGTTTTGTAGCACTTTTAGGTTTTCTCTTAGGTGGTTTTCTATTTGCTTTTGCTTTATCAACAACAAATTCTAACTCTTTTACAATACTGTTGATTGCTTCTGTGTATTTTTTAATATCGCTCTTTTTAAGATGGCTATATCCTTCTTTGAGCTGTTCCCATAAATCTGCTTCAACTTCGCCCATTTTGGCAAGTTGTCCTTTTGTAGGCATACGTTCTAGTTCTTTGTAATCATCTAGAAGCCTATCGTACATTGGAATCATTTTACGTGCATGTGCGCCTGTAACATTTTTTTCTGTGAAGTGTTTTTTAAAATCAAATGCTTTAGGATCAAAAGTATCAGCATCAATGATATAACCTTCAAGCCATTCGTCAATGCCTTCACACATTGCATATGCTTGCACTAATATACGTTCTTGTATGCTAAGTGGAGGGACTTCTTTTGCTTTCTTTTCTGCTACTTCTTTTCTATCCTCAACTACTGTGGCTCCTTCTTTAAGTGCCATTTCAATTCTTTGTCTTATAAATTTACTAGCTGGTTGAACTTGACCAGTTGTACCAGGAAGTGTTTGCCAGTATTCATTTTCCTTGCCATTAAAATCTGGCATTCCAGCAAGAAGCATTTTACAATTAATAGCCGCTGTTACACTTATACTATGTGGCGGAGCCGCCTTAGCTAATTTAATTTGTGCAGGAGTATACTCTTGTGTTTTCATCCAATCAAAAACACTAGGCCACAAATCTGCAGGCTTATAATTTTCATAATACCATGCATGAGTACTTTGTTTGAATCTATGATATTTTTGGCCATCCCAATCTTCCCAACCGTCCCAACTAGGTGCAATAAGTTTTGCTCCACGTTTTACTCGAGGTGCGGCTCTCGGTGCTTTCTTTTTAACTTTGGGTAATGCCATGATGTTCTCCTACCAACTATATGTCACTATATAGTCAGAAAAATTAAAAGTCAATGATTATTGGAATTTTTTCTTAGAATGAAATAGTTTTTTATAGGTTTGACCTTCTTTTAACTCAGTTTCTAATTGCTCTACTATTATATTATGAGTCCATTCATCTCTTTTGAATGGAATAATTTGCATCAAAGGATCACCTTTGTTAATAGTAATAGTTCTATTGTGCAAAGAATATCCTGGAAATTCTACTGGTAGATCATGCTTATCAGTATCTACTATTGCTGGAAATAAGTGTAAGTCAGGATTAAAAAAGAAAAAAGGCTGTACAAACAAGCAACTATATCCTGGAGGTGTTTTAACAATCCAAGGGTGTTTTATTTTTACCCAATGACGTTTAGTACCTTCAATTGTTACAGGACACATCTTATGATGATGTACAGAAAGATCGTAATTTACATCACTGTTCCAATCAAAACTTTCAAAATTTCCTGGTTCACTTTTAGGATTCATTGTAAGTTCGTATGGATTAGGAATGATATATCCACTAGTAATAAAATCAGTAACAGGAGGACATTGTTTTATTGTTGGTATTGTAGGTCCTCCAGGATGAAGTTGTGTATCTTGTTTTAGTGTACGATACCAATCTGGAATAAGTTTTTTTGCAGGTACGATTGGTAGCTTTTCTGCTACATCTTTTTCTGCACAAACAAAATTAATATTCATTATATTTTTTCACCAGCTTCAAAACCTCTAAATGTTTTAAAACGTGGAAAACGCAAACTGTATGTTTCAGAGTCTTGAGACTTTGTTCTAGCATCAGCTCTTATCTCTACTAACTGACCAATGAGATTAGAACGTTCAGCCCAGAACTGATCACGTTGAGCGTCAGTGAAGCCGCTCCCACAGTTAAGGCGATAATTGTATCCATCATCTTCTCCTTCTACGATTATGGCACCTAGTCTACCTTCATTGCGTCCAGTGCCTTCCTCGACGTCAACTACATTCAAAGTTATTTCAATAAACGGTTTTGCTTTTAACCAGCTGTGTGTTCGTTTACATTCATAAGGTGCATTTGTATCTTTGATCATTACACCTTCATATCCACCGTCTACAGCCGCTTTATTAAGCTCTACAAAGCGTTCTTGTCCTTCGGGTGTACTTAGATCCACATCTTCCCAATCAAGTGCTTGTACGTGCTTTAAAACGCTTGTATTCTGTTCTACCC